GTCTTCATCCCAGTAGTTGTTGCTCATAGCAACCCACCCTTCTATTCGTTTAGTCGCAAGCCTCAGATTCCAATCGGGGGATTGGGCTGGCTCTTGCTATCGGTCTAGTACGCTATGTGGGGCCGATAGGTCCGCATAGGAATTTAGTATTGTCCCTTAGTTGAGGAACTTAGTGAGTTCTTTGTTAAACCAGATGAACCAGCAAATCGTCCTTGTTCTTGTTTAACTAAGTTTTCTCGTGCACGTTTAGCAGATGCCAAGCCAAGGAATGCTTCTTGTTCCGCTTCTAATCTTGTGTAATCTTCGCCACCTGATATTGAAGATAAAAACTCTGCACGTGGAGTTATTTCAGCAACTTGTTGATAACCTGCACGGGCTTGGTCCTTAGTAACTCCAAATTCAGCCAACTGTTGAGCACCTAGTGCTCCAGATTGAACATTTGAATATAATGCAGATTTCATACTCATAGAATTTATGCTTGTATTTAATCCTTGTGATAGAGCAGCACCACCAATTTCAGCAATTTGTACCTTACGCTGAAGTGCTGGTAAACCTTCTTTAGGATTAAGCATTGCTGTAACAATGTCATTTGTATTTAACATTGGATAATATGTAGCAAGCATCTTCTTAGTTGCAGAGTCAGCATTCTGTACACGGTCTACTGCTAAACCAACTCTGTCTGATACCTCAGTTGCTGAAATACTATTTCCAATAAAATCACTAAGTGTTGCTCTTGTTGCTAGTCCCGCTACGCCATAAGACTGCATAATTTCTGTGTATCGTTTTTCAGCGGCAAGATATTCTCCAGCACTTAGGACTGCTTTACCTTGACCAGCAAGAACTTTATTTGCTGGGAAACGTTTTTGAAATGCAACCGCAAGAGGGTCATTACTGTTAGGGTCTTGCATAATTAATTGAATTGTGTCAGGACTATATCCATTAATGATTGCTTTAGTAATAGCATCACCTAAATCACCAATACCATAAGAGCCAAGTAGTGCGATAATACCAGCAATTGCATCTGTTTGAGTTGCAGTAATAGTTGCTGTATTTAAAGTTGAGGCTATCCAGCCTTTTGCATCATTCCAAGTATATGTTTTGCCATCTGTAGGCATAGGTGGTTGCACAAAGGCTTTACCATTCCACGCCCAAGCAGGACCCTTAGGCGAACTTTCTTTGCCATCTGTATAATATTTGCCATTGTATTGACCACTAAATGGTGAACCTTTAAAGTTTAAAATACCATTGACGCTGGCGTAATCGTCTGCTGCTTTGGGTACAACATTTGGATTAACGTAACGAGCAGGAGCATTGTCTTCACCATCATCAACAACGTCATCACTTGAAACTTCTTCAAGATTAACTGTTTCACCAATAACTTCATCAATAGGAACGGCTGCTTCTCTATCTCTGCGACCTGGCTCACCAAGAGCATAGGCTTTTGCTGCTTCGTCTGCTGTAATTTTATCTAATGCTGCACGCATACCAGCAGGACTTAAAGCATATGCTTTTTCTGCTTCTAAACGTGCTGCATTTTGTGAATCAGTTTTTCCGCCGCCTGCTGCTTCTAAACGTGCTGCATTTTGTGAATCAGTTTCAGCACCGCCGCCATATTTTGCTTTGGCTTCATCTAATGCTGCCTTGGCTTTTAACATTAAATTCCAGTCATACAATTCATCACCTTGGAAACCACCTCTATCTGCGGCTTCAAATGCTTTATCGTATGCCAGTTGTGCTGCTGCTAATTTTTTAGCCTCAACTGTGTTAGGAGCAGCAGTTGGAATACCAGCACCTTCTGCTGCTTTAACTGCTGCCGCAGCAGCCGCTTTTTTAGCCTGTTCGTCAGGTATTCCTTCAGGGTCATTGCTAATATAAGTAATTGAACGTGCTTGTGAAAGCGGTACTACTTTTCCCTGTGTAGGGTCGTATGTATATTGCGCCATTAGCCAACCAAACCAAACATCTCGGCAATGCCACGTGACAACTTACTCATATTGTCTTGAGCATTTTTGGTGTATCTCCACTTTGGGTCACTACGTAAAGAAATTTCATAATCATATAAACCCATAAGTCCCTTTGGATTCTGAGCAACTTTAGTAAGAGATTTTAAATCAATTGAATCTGGGTCTTCTTCTAGAATATTTGCACGAGTTTGGATATAAGGGCTAAGTAATTGTTTAACTGTGTACCCCTGACCAATCTTTTCGGACAAGGCTGGAAAATAAGTTTGAGCCTGTAGATTGATTAGGTTAATAGTCGAATCTAACTTGTTCTTATCTAATGAAATCTCTGCTGCCTGTTGAGCAAGTGACTTATCATTGATAGGTAAACCATTGTTTGAGTAAGCATTGCGCAAAGTAGTTAGCGTGTTACCAAAGGAACCCTTGTTTAGACTTGCTATAGCACCAGCGTCACCTGTTGCAGCGTTAAGTATTTTGGTATTGGCATACTGATTGATGTACTTATTTAAAATATCTTGACGTTCAATAGCAGATACGCCCTCTGTACTAACTTCAACGCCAGCAACAGTCTTAGTCTTTGTAGTACGTGACTTTTGTAGAGCAGTAAGTTCCTCATAGTATGCACTGATAATGTCTTTAGGAACTGTGTCACCAAAAATCAAACCAAAACTATCTGTAATCTCTGCTTGAATTTCACCCTTAGAAGATACTACTGCTTTAGGCTTATTGTTTGCAGCATCGTCAGCCGCAGTTGTATATGTGCCTAGCGCCGTAATTCCTTTAAGGATAGATTCCTTAGAAACCCCACGAGTTTGCTGATAATCAAGAGCATCAATAATTGCATTTAATAATTTATTATCTGGGTCAAGTTTGCCATTAATTGCACCCTTATATCGTTTAAGAGAAGTAAGAGTAGACTGATATTGCTTAATTGTTGCCGCAGGTAATTTAAAAAGATACTTAGCAAGCATAGTACGGTCCATTGATTCAACGGTTCCGTCAGCCTTTGTTACATTGTAAATACCACTACCAGTTACAAGTCCAGTAGTTGTTGGTGTTGGAGTTGCTGCTGCTGGAGTAGCCTTATCTTTTGAAGCGTCTTCAGTCTTTGCCTTATCAACACCAGCAGATGGTTTTTCATTTGGATTTTTAGGGTCTACATACCAAGAAAACAAACCATCGCCATCTTTATCCTGCCAAGTACCTGCCATGGTTATTCTCCAATCAGAGGGTCAAAAATTATATTAAATAGTGCTGCTGCGTTTTCATTCTTGCTAGAAAGATTTACAAGTATGTCCCGCAAATCTTCTCTTGCTTGCTTTCTACGCAGTTCTTGGATAGTCGCTGAGCCACTATTTTGTTGAATGATTACTTGAGTTCTGTCATATTCTGAAATCATTGCTGAGAATATGTTGCCAAGTTTTTTATCAGGCGCCTTACCTTCAGAAATTAACAGACGTAAATCACCTAGTGCTTCGGTTAATTTAGCCTTGCCAGCGGGGTCTGGGGAAATTGACACAGCCAGCAATGGATAAACGGCTAACATACCTTTTTTACGATTTGCTAGTTCTTCACGCAAAACTCGCTTAACTACAGGATTTGGTGCTGTAGCAATTCGTTCATTGTAGTCATCGTTCATAGTGAAATACTCTTGACGAGCACCTGCGGTTGCAACTTGACGCAAGAATTTTTCTAATTCTTTATTCTTAACAATGCCTTGGCGCTTTAAGAATGCGTAAGATTCTAAATCTCCATTACCTGAAATAGGAATAAAAAATGCAGCGCCTTCTTTGTGGTCTAGCATTAAGTCAGAATTCTTTCTTACAAAATCAGCAGCCTGAATGCTCTTACGGAAGTCAGCCTGTGTTCCAGCATCAGTAGCAGATACTGTATACGCTAACTTAGAAGGATATAATCTTGTAAATCCAACTAAAGCCTTTTGGAATACTTGTGGGTCGCCGTCATATTTCTTTAAAAACTTTTGAAATTCACTATCCCAAGTAAATACTCCAGCATTTAGTAACTCTTTAGGAATATCAGTATTCGAAAAAGTCTGAACAGATGCAGGGGTGCCTAAGCCCATTACTAATTTAAGGGCATCAATGTTTCTGGCTGTAGTTTTTGTGTCCAGTAAAAACTTATCAATCTGAGATGGATTAGTAGGTCCACTACCAGTTGATACAAGAAGTTTCATTGCTTTAACTACAGAAGAAAATCTACTTTCGGTGTTTTCAGGAGTGCCAGCCATTAGGTTATACGCACGTTTAATGTTTGCTGGGGCTGCTTTTTCCCAAGTTGGGACATCTACATTGTAAGAGCCAGTTAATGTTTTTTCTACGCCACGTAGATAATCTCCAACATATGGGAGTTTTGTTAAGGTATCTAAAGTAATAGAAACAAACGGGTTAGATAAACGCGGCAATGAAGATTCTGGGTCAAGAGATGGTGTAAGCATCTTTACGTATCCTCCAAAATTAACTGGAAGAGGTTGATATGTTCCTATGCCAATCATTTCAAATGTCTTAAATAGCACAGAGTTAAGAAGGTCATCTCCTGGGTAGGTAAAGTATTGCTGACCATTATCATCTTTGTGAATAAAACCTGAGTTTTCAAAGGTTTGATTTATAATTGCAAGACGAACAAATGCACGCTTTTCATACTTTGTAAGGCGCCCTAGACGGCGATAGAAGTCCTCTGTGGCACGATAGTAGCGCCCAAGGGTACGCAGACTGTAGGCTAGATTTGTACGCACATCACCATTGTCAACAAAACCAAGGGTTCTATTGCGTGCCATATCTAAAGCAGTTTCGTGTACTGTAAACTTGGCAACGCTATCTGCGCCTTCAGCACTTAAGCCGTTGTCCATATAATTCTTTTTTATTGCTTCTTGAGTTCCTCTAAGTTCTTTGCGGAACATAAAGTAGTTTGCAAGAGTAATTGGCTCACGGTCTAGTAGAGCAATTTGCTTGCCAACCCAACCATAACCACTGTTAATGACTCTATACATAATTTGCTCAGGGTTGCTGCCACCAAGTGGAATAATTTCTTGACCCAAGATTGACTCTGGGCGAGCATACGGCTTATCAAGTTTAGTTAAATCTTCAAGAGTAAACTTTTCCATTCCGCCTTTAGAGCGGATAGAGTTTACTAAGTCCATATTGATTCGACCAGAATAATCGCGCAATGGATAAGTAATATCAAGGTACATATTACGTGCTAAGCCTTGAGCGCCATCTTCGGCATAAATAGCAAAATCTTTAGCAATAGCATTGCCTTCGCCTTCAATGTAATCAACAAGTTTCTTGATAACTACATCTTGTTTTTTGCCAACGTTCCAAAGAACAATATTTCCAAACTGACCATTACGCTTGCCAACAGTGTTGTTTAACTCAAGAAGCCAGTTAAATACAAAGTTATTATTTGTATAACTGATTTCTGTAAATTCTGGAGCAAAACGCATACCAAGAAGTGCTTCTTGATTCTGCACATTAAGTGCAACAGAAGGACCAAATTGATTTAAAGAAGATGAAATTTCTTCTGACTGTGAAGCCATACGTTCGGCACGAACTGATGAACCATTAATATCATCCATTATTTTTTTGCCATCAAAGCGAGCAAAGTCTGCAGCGTATTCGCCAATTTCTTTGCTATCTCTGCTCAGCCAGAATGCTGGACTAAAACGATTTCTAATCATAGCATTTGCTACAGCAGTAGCCATTAACTCAGGGTCATTTGCCATTGCCAAAAGTTCATCTTTTGTATAATGTTTTTTAGTTATTTCAAATAACTTATCGTAGATAAAACCCAAATTGTTGGTTTCTTTTTCTTTGTTAAAAATAGTTGTCTTTACTCCAGCAGGAGTAGCAGCACGTAGTTCACGAGAAACCAAACGTGCTTTTAAATAGCCGCCGAAGCCACTAATAAGACCAAATGTTCCAACTTCTTCAACTGTTGTACGAACGCCAAGTCTAGGATAAAGGTTTCCAAATGACCAAGCATCTGTTAACTTTCTATTGAAACTTGCGTTAGTTGCTTTTCCAAATACTTCAGAAAATACACCAGCACGAGCGGCGGCTTCGCGCCATTCCACAAAGTTTGGAAGGCTACGATAATCAGATAGTTGATATAAGCGAATAGCGCGTGGTGTGCCATCTAGGGTCTGTCCAGCGTTAAAGCGTTCAAGATTCATTACTTCAATATCTGACAAATCTTCAACAACATCATCTGCAGTAGTATCTGTCTGGCGCTTTAAGGCTTTCTTTGTCTTTAATTCTCTGCCGTATTTAGCACCAACAATTTTAAGTTCGTCAGCAAGAGTTGTGGCTAAAGCATTATCACCTTTGGCAATTGCTTCATTGCGCAATGCTCGCAAAGTTTTTACCTGGTCACCGTATTCAGCAAGTTTTGCATTTACAGTAGCAAGCAAACGGCTTGTTTTTCCTTCGGCACTTGTAGATGTAATTGCATCTTGAACAAGAGCACGCACGCCAGTTGGATTGGGCATACCATTTGCTTTAGCAACTTTAAGAATGTCTGCTAAGTCGCCAATATCAACTGAACTCTGACTAACAGAATAAATTTCTTTTGACATATCATCAATATTAGCAAGAAGTACACGACCCTCTTCAGATAGGTTAAGACCCATACCAACACCCAAAGTCTTAAGAAGACCTTTAAACATTAATAGTCTTTGACCAGTGTCCGCGCCTATCCAGGCTGTACGAAATGTGCCAGCAGTTGTTTTATCAACAACGGTGCGAGCAAGTGCAAAGATTTGATTAGCACTGCTACCATCAACAATGCTAATAATTCTGTCGTTTTTAGGAGCAATTGCAAATTGGCGAACTACACGGTCAATTTTGGCAAGTGTAGTTTTATCTTTTGCAGTAAATCCAACTGCTGCTTTTTCAGCACCAATTTTATCTGCCCAGACAATAGGGTCATCTGAAAACTTTACAGCAAATTCTGCAATTGTTTCAGGAATATCCATACTTGCGTAGCGTTCAGTTCCAAGTGTTTTATTGGCTAGGGTCCTTACGCCATTTGACATACTGCGAACCATTGTTACGCGTGGAAGCAATGTATCTTTGCCAGCAAAACCAATTCCACCACGCATCATTTCTACAAAACGTTGTCCATTAACAAAATAGTCAAGAGCATCGTCTGCATTTTTGACTCCAGCGTTGGCTAGGTCTTCAACTACATTGATATTGATTTCTCGATATCTTTCTTGTAGTCTATTTAGTGCTTGACCCTTTTGGGATAAATTTCCGTTGCGATAAGTATCAATTAACTTACCAGCATTGTTCCAATATCTACGCACAGTAGGACGACTAAATGCTTTTTCTAAAGGAATAGCACCTTCGCCAACTTTAAAGAAGCCTAAACGAGCAACATCAATAGAACGTTTTGCTTTTCCAACAACCAGAAGTGGGTCAAGACCAACAGTTACGGTAAAGTCAATATAACCAGAGATACCATTAAAGAATTTTTGTGCATTACCATCACCAAGCATTGCTTTTTCATACTCGTGTGGGAACAAACTTACCAAAACACGAGCAATGTCACGCCCTGGACTTATCTTAGACTTTTCAAAGCGTGCTACAGCGTAGCCAACTTCTTTCATTGCATCTTCATCGCCAGAAACATAACGATTAATCAAGTCCATTACTTGTGGATTGTCTTGAAATTGCTCGTAGTTATCTATTAAATCTTGCTTAGATGCAAGCAACTTGCCAACATATGCTTGTGCTGGTGTAAGTTCTTTGTAAAGTTTAGCAACTTCACTATCATCATAAAGAGTTTCTCTATCACTGGCGCGTTCCCAGTACTGCATAAAATTTGTAGAGTTATCTGAAACCACTGCATCTTCGCCGCCAGGTATAAGTTCTTCAAAACCTTTGGCAATAAATTTACCAGCATCTACTGGACTAAAGCCTTCGGCTTCAGCCTGAGCACGAATGGCAGTATAAGGTTGCTTAATTAATTTATTTTGTGGGCGTACTAAAGTTTCAAGAACTTTACCAACACCTTCTTTGACTGGCTCTGGAGTTAACTCAGAGACAGTGGTTGCAGTTACGGCTCCAGCCGCTTTAACAAGTGATGGTAATGGGTTATTTGCAATTCCAAGAACTTGCTTAGCAATATCTATACCTGTTCCGCCACCATAAAATACGGCAGATTTAACTGAGTCTAGAATTTTTCCAAAAAAATTTTTATCTTGTTCAGAATACTTTGGGCTAAACATAGATGTTAAAGCAGCACGAGTTTCTTTTGGTAATGCTTGATACTGTGTATATGCTTTTTCTTGTGGAAGTGCAGTAAGTTTATTATGTAAAGTTTTTAATTCAAAAAGAGCAGCAATTTGCGAAACTTCTTGTTTAGGTAAACCAGCCTGTGCGGCTGCAGTTGCTACGCCAGGTGAACCCATCGCAATTACATTTAATGGTTTAAGTTTCTCCATTAAAGACCTCTTGATACAACAAAATCGTATAGGTCTTGAACGTCTCCAGTTGGGTCCATATCAATCATTGAAGCAAGAATTTCAGATAGCCCACGTTGTTTTGGAAGGTTAAGTGCTTCACTTCCAGGACCAGGACCAAAGTCCATACCAGATGTTAATGGTTCGTCAGGACGTTCAGTTGGTGCTGTTAGGGGTGTAATTGATGGCAGCGAAGGCATTGGCATAGTTGCTGCTGCTGCGGTTGGAGAACCAGCCATAGGTGCAGATTGCTGTTGCTGCATAGTTGTCTGACCTTGACCATAAGGAAGACCAGAAATATATCGAGGCGCTTGGGTGCCAGATTGTCCTGCACCACCTGTGCCAGATACGTTAGCAGGATTGTTCTGTGGCGCTGTTGGGCGCATTCCGCCGCTATTCTCGTTACCAGCCATTTTAACTCCTACTTAGAATATTGAACTTCTACTTGAAAAGGTCCTTCGGAAAAGATACTTAATTGAGCAGCAATCTCTACTGCTCTTACTGCTTCTGCCCCTGCGTACAAGGCTCCTAGCGCAATCTGTGCGCCAGAACCTACTCCGTAAAATCCATCAACATTACGCATAACCGATAAATCATCACCAACATCAAACAGTTCTCCATTGACAGCAATTAAAAACTGAAAGCGAGAACTAGAATCTTTTTCTTGTGCTTCATCAAAGTTGTAACCATTTGTCTTTAAGCATTCACGAAGAGAAGGCATAGCCTTTGTAATCATAAAATGGTAAACATCTTTTCTATCTTTAGGCGTTAATGATGGTGGTTCCCAAATATGCTGGGCAATGTCGCAAGGAGAAACTTCTCCAGCACCACCAATTAAAAATTCTCCACGTCTATTGATTTTACTCATCTGTGGATGTGACCAAGTGCGACCAGTATCATCACTTACAAGACTGTCAGCAACTAAGGTGCAACCGTTGCTGCTTTGTACACCAATAATTGTTGTCATTGTCCCCTACTTAGTTATCCTCTTGTTACTACTCTTGCGTTGCCTTTGCCGCCTGAGGTAAGACTTGTAATGATTGATTGAATATCAGGTGCTGCTTGTGGTGGCGCCATACCTTCTGGAGAAGAAGCGCCTCCTGCTGGAACGCCTTCGGGAGCAGGGGACGGTTGCTCAACCGCTTCTGGTGCACCAGCAGGAGGAACTTGCTGCTGCGGTGCGAATGTTTCTTCAATCGCATCTTCAAGGGCTTGACCTTTTTGGCGAGCCTTAATAACCGCAGCAATTTTACGTACTACCTCTGACGCATCTCCGCCTGATGCAGCCAGTTGAGGAATAGCCTGTGTGTAGGCAGTTAGCGAACCAAGTAATGCGGCACGCATATCTTCAATTTCAATTTTCTCAAGTTCCTGTGTGACGTTTACAGTAAATGGAAGTTCACGCATTGCCATATCACGAGAGATAAGTTTGCCACCTAATGCCTGAAGCATAAAGATGAGTCCCTGCGCGGGGTTTAGACCAGCAAGCATTCCGTATCGGACATCTGCTGAGTAATCAGATTTGATGTCTTTGGTTGGTTTGTAAGTGATTTCGTATGGAGAACCAGAGTCAACACCACGAATGGTCTTCTCTTCTGGATAAATAACTTCATCAGTTTCAAAACAAACAGCAATTACGTCCCGAAGTGTTGCAGCAAAAATTGCTTGAGCAGATTTAACTTGTGTATCAAAGGCTCCCATAAGAGCCTGTACACCTTGGCCAGTAACAACTGATGCACTAATATTTCCTGTACGTCCTTCAGGATAACGAGCACCAACGCGAAGTTCTTGGTTGAGTAATTGTGACTCAGTAAATGCGCCTTGTGGAATTGAAAGTTCTACACGGCGTACACCTGCTGGGTTTGAGGTACGGATAACCGCATCTCCACCTAGTTGCAACTCTTGTACATCTTGTGGAAGTACAATAGGAGCCTGTACAGATTTCTCTGCTGCTTCCATTGCCAGCAACGCAAAGCGATTGCGGAGCAATTGGATACCTAGGATGTCATCAAATTGACCACGTAGTTCACCATCAATAGATGGCTTACGTGCAACTATTACCATCATCTTGCCAAGAGGATTCTTAGCCTTAGATAGAACTAGATTGTCTTTTGATGGAAGATAAATGATTGACTGGTCTTTATCGTAATAACGAATTAGTTCAACCTGGTGATTGAGGTCTTGCTTGTAGCCGTAGCCACCAAGTAATTCTCTTTCATACTCAGGGAATTGAGTTACTAATTCGCCTAGCGTCATCATGTATCGTTTTGCAAATGCCACACAGCGTCCATAGCGGTCAAACTCTGGGTAAGCCCCAATAGGATTTTCTATGCGAATACGTGGCAGTTTTGCTTCTTCGTCTAATTCAATGATGAAAGGGACGAAACCATAAGTTATGTACCAGTCGGCTCCTGAGTACATTTGAACAGAGAGGTCAGAATGCGAAAAGTAATTAGAAGCAATACGAGTACGCTTATCAGCGAAAGTACGGGCACGGTCGCTAACTTGATTCGCTGCCGAGCAGTTGACGGCTGGTAGTGGTGCCATAACTTCGGATAAGTCACGCGCAACAATGTCAATAAAATTTGCCACGACATTGGCGTCTACTCCATCTGGAAAAAAGTCAGGATAAACTTCAGCAATTTTTCCTTTACGGACAGCAAGAACGTCAAGGTTGCGAGCATCGCGCTCGTTATTGCGGTAGCGAATAGCCTGAACGCGGGCTGCTACCTGCTCCATTGATAATGCCATTGTTGTCCTAACTTAAAGGGAAATTATTTAGTAACCAAAATATGTTTTAGATTCTCTTTTACTTGGTTTTGGTTTTGGTTTAACAGTAGGCTTAGGCTTTGGTGTCGGCTTAACAGTAGGTTTAGGTGTCGGCTTTAACGTCGGCGTTGGCTTAGGAGTAAATTTTGGAGTTGGTTTAACCGTAGGTTTTGGTTTAACCGTTGCTGTTGAAGTATCCGATGGTGGTCGCACTCTAACTGTTGCCGTTGGGGTATCCGACATTGGTTTAGATGGTGTCACCTTAGGCGTAGGCTTTACAGTAGGTTTAGGGGTAACTGTTACTCTAGGTGTTGGCTTAACAGTAGGCTTGGGAGTTACCTTTGGCTTAGGCGTAACCTTTACGGGTGGCTTAGGAGTGGGTGTGCTTTTGCGTCTATTATCTTGATAAAGCCCAGGAGGTAAAGGTTTGTTAGCCATTGTTGTCCTAACTTAAAGAGAATTATTTATTTTTGTTTCTTAATTCTTTATGATATCTAAGACTTTCATCAGACTCAATTGGCTTAGTTCTAAATGTATATTGAATTTTTTCCCAAAGATTTTTTTTGTTACCTATTTCTTTATAATCTTTAGTTACATTTTTGCCAGCAGGACCAGAAATTCCACCTGTCATTCTTAATGTTCCAGATGTTGCAGTCTTTTTTGGATACATTACTTTTGGCAATGTTGGTTTTGGTTTTCTATCATTTGTAATAGCCATTGTTTAACGATTGCCCATTTTATATTTGCTAGTCATCTTGTTCATTTTTGCTACCTGTGCAGCAGTTAAAGATTTTGTACCTGTTGCTGAACCAGTGATTTTAATTGGGGTATTAGCGCCGCCCATTTCACGATAAGGGGTTTGAACTTGTGGATTAGTGATTCCACCACTTGTACGTGGAGCGCCGCCGCTTTTAGGTGACCTAGGTAGTTCAAGTGCCTTATCTATTTTGCCAGCGTTGCCTGGTAATGTTTTTCTTTTTGGTGGCTTTGGCGGTTTCATTTATTTTCCTATCCGTATTGGTCAGCCCATTGCGATGCAAAGGCTTCATCTAATTGAATTGAACCTCTACCAGCCATTTGTGCTCTGGTAGCCCATCTATTATTTTGATACTGCCCTATGCGTGTTGACTGTTGCATTAATTCTCGGATACGGATAACCGCAAACCAAAGAGCCATCACGCAGTCTGTAGGGTTTTTTGTGTCAGGCTTCCAAGTAATCAATTCTTGCACCAAAGTCTTCAAGCCTTCTGAGCCTTCATTGCTTGGTAGTTCGATTAAGTTGTTATCTTGGAAGCGTCCATCTCTGGTGTTGCCAAAGAGCATAGCCATAGATGCAACACCAAAAGATGTGTCCCATTTATTCTTACCAGTAAAGTGTGAGTTTAACTTACATCCGTAGGATGCTAAAAAGTTTCTTAAGTTCTCATCCAGGGCATAAGCCTTCTGGTGAGCATTGATTTCAATACGTAGTTCTTGAGGACGATACTTATCAACCCACTCTTCAATTAAATTTTGAATCTTGGCTGGAGTAGGCTCAGTCATATTAATACAATCTAAAACATATATTTTGCCATCGGTCCGATTGTATGAAGCAACTACCGCACCTGTAGCACCTGCCATAGCAGGGTCAAGTCCTATGACTGTGTATAAAGAATCACAATTTTTAGGATGTCCAGGGGTGCCAGACTTTAATGGTCCGCGTTTGCGCATTCCGTTGACGGAACCTGCGACACAGGTAGGACTAAAGATTGAGTCTTCTTGGACGTCTTCTTGCTGGTAGACCATAGCCCAGACAGATGGCGCAACTTCAGAGCGGCGCGTAAAGAGAGCGGGTCCGTCCCATTTTGGAAAAAGTCCATCATTATCTGCCTTGTCTATCTCGCCCTCTGGGCGGTCTGTCTTAGCCCATAACGTTTTCCAGTTAAGAGGCTTTTCATCAAATTCTAAAACTGCTGGCATAGACATATAAGTAAATGGGGATTTGCCACCCGTCCATTGCTTACCATCTCGAAGCATCTTATATAGGTCAACAGATGCTACTCTGGTTCCGACAATGATTAACTTGCCGTATCTACCAAGACGGGTGATAACTTCTTTCTGAAGCCAGTCCATCTGTTTTTCCCACTCGTGGGCGTTAGAACCCATCACAGCATCATCTACAATAATCAAGTCGGCGCGAGCACCGTAAATCTGTGAACCAAGACCTAAGGCTTGAACCGTAGGGTCCTTCTCACCAGAGTCACGACCTGTACCTAGGTAAATCATATCGGCTGACCATTGAGTAGCGTCAGCCTTAAATCCACCATTAGGTCCAAAGGCTACCTGTAACTTCATAAAGGCGGGGTGGCTAAGTCTGGTTTTGATTGCACCAAGAAACTTTCTAGCCATACCCTGAGTCTTTGAAACAATGATGACTCTTGAGTTAGGATTTGTAACAATTTGATATACAACATAGTTAATTGTAATAACTGTGGACTTGGCGTGCTCAGGTGGTACATTGATTAGTACGCGGTTGGCAGCCCCAGGCTCATAGGTCATAGCAGGGTGCATCCATCGTGGCTCGACGCCATCAATTAAGTCTACCCAGTTTGTATGGTGAGGAAAAAGTTTTGTATCTAGGAACTGCTCACAGAAATCGGGGAAGGATATGTCCTTTAAATCCTTTAAGTCTGCTTTGACGCCTTTGCCCGATAATCTGGCTTTGTCGGCTCGTTCTTTAAAGTCAGGGTCTTGCATTGACCATTGTCGAAAAGTTACATCATTTCGTCCAACGGTTGCCATAGCGGCAGTAATGGTGGCACCTTGTTCAAGAAGTTGGAGCATACGCTCCTGTGCTTCCTTCTTTGAGATATTTTGAATCCCAGGTTTGCGTCCCATAATTGTCCTAACTAGTCGCCCTCTGTCGGGCGTTATATCGGTCTATTAACGCTGTCTAAATGACGGCATAGATAGGGCAATATAATTATATAATTAATAATAAGTTATTAATTACTAAGGATTAACCGTAGAGCAAACGGAGGTTAATCCGTTAATAGATTATTAAAATCTATACATATAGATAACCCGTTGGAAACGGTAAAACCGAACACTCTATATTAATATATTTTATATAAGGGGGGCTATATATAAAAGCCCTGGTCAGGGCTTATAATATAACAGAAATTTAGAATGGGAGAGTACATTAATATACAGACGCACGATTAAACAACCCTGGGTCAAATGTCTAACCCTCGACCTGATGGTGAGGCATAGTCTTGCCTACCTGTGTGAATGTATTAGGCAACCCATTCGGTTGCTGTAGGTAGTAACTAAGTTATTTCCTAGGCACTAAACGAAATTCTTCGGATAGTT